GCATGAGTCCGAACTACTCTATGATCTATTGAAAGCCATAGAGGAACTTGAGGAGCTAGAGCCCACTGATGATGACTAGGTTGCTCTAGTCGAAACGATCGGTTTATACTGGTCGTCTGGGTAGCACACACAGAGGAGAACTACCATGAGAAAGATTGAGAAAGAAATGAACTACGCAATATCGCAAGGCCGCAACTGGTCATCAGCAAACACGATGGTCAGGGTTGAGCCTGAGACACGCTTACGCCACGTATACCTGCACGGGCACCACATCGCCACAGTTGAGGTGCTGTCGTCCGGTTGGGGTTGGATGGGTCATGTCAAGCCAAACCTAGAGACACTTGCGGACTGGCCTACGAATACCACCAAGTCACGCCTGAGAGCCCTTGGGGTTGACGTATACACACGGAATCACACCACATATGTTGACGGGGTTGCAGTAGTATGAAGACGATCAACACAAAGCGATTTGAAGTGGGCATTCACACTGACCGAAAGCACGGTTGGTTCGAGCACCACGAGCACGGCGACGAATACGGCGGTGGTCTCTGGTTTGAGAATGAGGTTGTGGTTGACTACGACGGGATTGGCGGGTATCTTCCTGCTGAAATCCTTGAGGCTCTGGAGGCTGAGGGATTCAACGTGGACGACATGAGACCAGAGGAGAGTTGATATGTGGTGGATACTTGGAGGCGTAGTGCTGTTCCTGTTCGTATTCTGGGATCGTGACACACTACCACCAGAGGAGAGAGACGATGACTGACCATGAGAACCAATACGACCCACAGTTACAGTGGGTCATTGATGAGGTGATCCATGCGGTCACGAACAAACAATGCACGGATCTAGTCTGGTATGAGTTATATGAACAGCTCTATCAGACGACCCCTGACGATGCATGGGACGAATACCAACAGCAACAATTATTTGAGGCCAAGGGCGAGGCATTGTATGAACAAAGTACCACCAGTAGAGCGTGACAGTAGCACAGGTGGTCTCACGATGGCCTGTGCAGGTCTCTGGTGTCAATTCCTCTCTGAGGAGTTTGACTGGCAGGGTAATAGGTCACTATCAGAATACTACAAACGTCGCTCACAGGAACTCTCAAGGGCTCCTACGGGCTCTTTACATGATCGTCGACTAGAGGAGGCCATCAAAGCATGGAAACGATGAACTTATTCAACATGATGGTCATACTCACTGGGTGGACTGTCGCAATGGGGCTTGGGGCTTTCTTGGCGTGGTTGATTTATGAGAGACATGATGATTGAATTGAAATTGGCTTTGGCACTAGTTGCCCTCTGGAAAATTTGTTTTTAACTAGGAGAATACGTATGCGCTGTCAAGCTTGCAATGATGAACTGAACGACTTTGAATCGACATGGAAAGATGAAAATGGGTCATTCTATGACCTATGCAGTCGGTGTTGGTCGATATCCAAAGAGGCTGAATTGAATGCGGCTATTGCAAACGACGTGGGGAAATGCTACAATGTTGTTTTTAAAGACACCAAAGCAACTTCAGAAGAACCTACGCAGTAGGATTAAGAAGTTGAACACAAAGAAACGAATAAAGTATTCTTTAGAATACAAGGAGTATCGTGATGCTGTTGCCCAATGTCGCTACTAGCATATTGATCATGGAATTACGGAACAGGGTCTTTGACCAGATTGAAGACCCTGAACCGCAATACGACGTTTTGTTGTCAAACTTGTCAGGAAAGCGTATACTAGAGCTAGGGGCTGTCTTACAGGACGTCCCAATCACAAACACTGAACCTAAGGAGGTCAGATAATGTCTGTAATCAATGGAACCGTCGCATTTGCGAACCTGAACGAACACGAGGTGTTCAACGGCCAGTCTACTGGCAAATACTCTTTGGTGATCGTCCTAGACGACCCTGATGCTGAAAAGCTTGAGAAGGAGGGCATCAAGGTCAAGATGTACAAAAACCAAGCCCAACGCAAGTTCACAACCAAGTTTGAGGACTTCCCTGTAATCGACAATGACGGTGAACCTGTCAGCAAGTCAGCGGTGCGCTACGGTGACAAGGTGCGTATCAAGTACAACCTTGGCAACCCTCACCCTGTACATGGTGTCGCACCGTACCTGCAGGCTGTTCGTGTCGTAGAGAAAGGGGAGGTAGGGCTCGACGATGATGACGGAGAGTTCTGAGTTCGTAGGCCATCAAGGGTGTGACAAGTGCGGGAGCAGTGATGCTCTCGCTACTTACTCTGATGGTCACGGGTATTGTTTTAATTGTCAAACCCACTTCAAGGAGGTCGACAACGTGGAAGCTACAAACGTCGTGAGCTACACCAAGCCAGTCGAACTGTACGGAACGCCAATGGCGATCACAGACCGGAGAATCTCTCTGGACACTGCGAAACGCTACGGTGTAACGTCAGACGACTGCAAGCAATACTATCCGTATTATGACCAAGACGGGAAGCTGATCGGATCCAAGGTTCGCACAGTCGAAACCAAGGAGTTCAGCACCCGTGGTGATATGCGAAAGAACACCCTGTTCGGTCAACAGCTATTCAAGACTGGTGGTCGATACGTGACTGTCGTCGAGGGTGAGCTCGATGCTCTGGCCGCTTACGAGATGCTAGGGTCACGCTACCCTGTCGTCTCTGTGTCTAAAGGTGCAGGTGGTGCAGTCAAGGACTTCAAGCAAAACCTAGAGTGGCTTGAGGGCTTTGAGAATGTCGTGATCTGTTTCGACAATGACGCCGCAGGTAAAGAGGCGGCAGAGAAGTGTGCTCAGATCCTCAGCCCTAACAAGGCCAAGATCGTCACGCTAGGAGCCTACAAGGACGCCTCAGACTATCTCAAAGAGAACAAGGTCAGGCAATTCACTGCTGAATGGTGGGAAGCGAAAGCCTACCGCATGACTGGAGTGATTACCCTTGAGGACGCTTGGGGTGACTTCATCAAGCGTGGGACTGAGGAGATCATTCCTTTCCCTGAGAGCTTTGGTATGCTGAACTCAATGCTCAACGGAGGCATTGCCGCAGGAGAGATCACCGTCATCGGTGCACTTACGTCTGTCGGTAAGACTACGATGGTCAACGAGATCGCCTATCACTTCTGGAAGAACACCAGTAAGACGATTGGTTGTGCGTTCCTAGAGGCGTCCAACGGGGAGGCTGTTGAGAATCTCTTGACGATCCACACAGGCCACAACCTGTCGCTTGAGGATCGGACGAACATCGACTATGACCAGTTGCGGTCAGAGATCATCACAGACGGGCGGATTCTCCTGCTCGATCACAGTGGTGCTGTTGATGCCGACGAGTTGTTCTTGAAGCTCCGTGCAATGGTCAAGGGTAACGGGTGTGATGTGGTAATCATTGACCCACTGCAGGCCGCAGTGACGAGCAACAGCAACGAGACCATTGACGAGTTCATGGATCGACTGCTCAAGCTCGCCAAGGAGACCGACGTCTCCGTGATTGTGGTTAGCCATATGCGGAAACCAAGCATGACGAATCCTCACAACGTCAACGAGTACGACTTGAAGGGCTCTGGTTCCATTAACCAGATATCGTTCAACACGATCCTGCTCAGTCGTGACAAGATGGCAGAGGATGAGTATGCACGGAACAGCACACAGGTGCAGGTCGTCAAGTGTCGTCGCACAGGCATCACAGGCTCAGCCGGGTGGTTGTACTATAACGGACTCACTGGTCGTCTTGAGCGTGGCGAGAAGCCAGAAGTTCATGAGGCCAACAGCGTCGAGGAATTTTAGTGCAGTTAATTTTTGACATTGAAACAAACGGTCTTAAGCCATCTATCATCTGGTGCATTTGTGGCATCAAAGATGACAAGATGTTCACACTTGAGATGCCGGACAAACAGACATGGGAATGTCTAATGGAAGGCGTGACAGAGGTTATTGGACACAATATTATCCGTTACGACATTCCAGTGGTTGAGCGTTTGTTGGATGTGTCGATCAATTGCAAGATAACCGACACGTTAGTGATGTCACGTTTATACAATCCACAGTTGGAAGGTGGTCACTCACTTGCCGCATGGGGTGAGAGACTTAAGTTTCCCAAAGGAGACTATCATGATTGGACTGCACTTACGCCTGAGATGGTGGAGTATTGTCAGCAAGACGTTAGGGTTACTGAATGTCTGTATCAGACACTCAAGCAAAAACTTGCTCCGTTTGGAGATGATAGCATTGATCTTGAGCACTCAGTACAGGGTGCAATTGCTCGCCAAATCACTAACGGGTGGCTCTTAGATGAACGCAAAGCAACAGACTTAGTTGCACAACTACAGGAGAAACAGAATGATCTTGAAGAAGCCGTACATGAAAAATTTCGTCCGTTACCTACGTTCGTTAAAGAGATCGTACCTAAGTACAAGAAAGATGGTGCGCTTTCTACAGTGGGACTCAAATTCCTTGGTGACAGGTGGACGCAAGTAGATGGTACGTTTAGTCGTATTGACTGGCCTGAGTTCAACCTAGGCTCACGACAGCAAATCGGGAGGTATCTTCGGCTATTTGGTTGGAAGCCAGAGAAGTTTACGGAGACTGGGCAGGCTATTGTTGACGAGAAGACACTGGAGACTGTTACTGATATTCCTGAGGCTCAGCTTATTGCGGAGTATCTCATGGTTCAGAAGCGGATCGCACAAGTCCAATCGTGGCTTGAAGCAATCGAGGATGACGGTCGAGTGCATGGACAGGTCAACGCCTGTGGTGCGGTCACTGGACGAATGACACACAGCAAGCCTAACATGGCTCAAGTGCCTGCTGTCGGTGCCCCCTATGGCTACGAGTGTCGTGCCTGTTGGATTGTACCTGACGGTCACAAGCTAGTCGGTGTCGATGCCAGTGGGTTGGAGCTTAGGATGCTTGCCTCATTTATGAACGATAAGGAGTATACGAATGAAATCCTCAACGGAGACATTCACACAACAAATCAGCGCAATGCAGGACTGTCTACACGCTCTCAGGCAAAGACATTTATATACGCCTTCCTTTATGGAGCCGGAGACGCCAAGATCGGTTCTATTGTGGATGGCAGTCAGAGGACTGGAGCGAGACTTAGACAACGCTTTCTCGACAATACTCCCGCACTTGCAGAGCTTAGAGAACGAGTTGCAACAGCCGCCCAACGGGGCTACCTCCGTGGACTAGACGGTCGATGCTTACACATCAGAAGCGAACACAGTGCCTTAAACACACTGCTACAGTCTGCCGGGGCAGTCGTCATGAAGAAAGCACTACAGATCTTCACTAACTATGCACCCAAGTGGAATCTGACGTACAAACTCTTGGGGTCAATCCACGATGAATACCAGATAGAGGCACCTGAGGATCAAGCTGACAAGGTTGGTTGGCTCATGGTTGAGTGCATCAAGGCGGCAGGTGTTGCCCTTGACCTCAAGTGTCCACTGGACGGTGAATACAAGGTTGGAAATAACTGGGCAGAAACCCACTAGTATGTTATAATATTGGTATATTAAGGAGAGTAGAATGGCTAGACATATTTATACAGTAGAAGACTTTGAGGAGCGTTTATCAGAGTTCACGATTGGCACTGAGAGCGTACAAGAGATCATGGACTTTGTCCGTCGTTTAGACGACCGATATAACTGGCAGTCCAAGCGTTGTAATACAGCGGCTAGGTTGTTAGGTCATGATATGATTAATGAATGTATGATGGATGAAGATAATGTCTAAATCAATTTACACGCTCGTAGACGATATCTACGCACTCATGGAGAACCGCAATACTCCAAAAGACGTAGACGTTGATGCGGAGATTGAACGCTTTGGTGAGGCCATGAAAGACCTCATGAAGAAAGAGTTCAAGCCCCAAGGTATGCGTGATGGGCGTAAGCTCCGTTTGTCTGCGATTGGTAAGAATGATCGTCAGCTTTGGTACTCTGCCAACAAATACACTCAGGAAAAGCTTCAGCCACACACGTACATCAAGTTCATGTACGGACATATGATTGAGGAACTGATTCTGTTCTTGACTCGTATGTCAGGGCACACCGTGGAAGGCGAACAGAAAGCCTGCGAGGTCGAGGGTGTCAAGGGCTCTATGGATGCCCGTATTGATGGTCGATTGATTGACGTTAAGTCAACCTCAAGCTACGGCTTCAAGAAGTTCAAGGACGCTACGCTTGCGTATGACGATCCCTTTGGTTATGTTGCACAGTTGAAAGCCTATGCACACTCTGAGGGTGACACTAAGTACGGGTGGATTGCTATTGACAAGCAGAATGGTCACCTGTGCTACCTTGAGTACGACGAGACTGACACACAGGCTCCAGTGCACTCAGTGATTAGTTATGACATTGCAGAACGAGTACGCCATGTAAAAAAGCTAGTCGAGCTACCGGAACCACCGGACTACTGCTACGAGCCCGTGGACGATGGGAAGTCTGGAAACAAAAAGCTCGCTACGGGATGCTCGTATTGCAATTACAAGTTCCACTGTTACCCCACCTTAAGAGGATTTGTTTATTCTACTGGTGTAAGGTTTTTAACAGAGGTTAAGAATGAGCCTAAGGTTCCTGAGTTGCAACTTAAGGAGGTCTCGTGAAGTATTCTAGATTTTTAGAGAACAAAACACGAATGACCATCAAAGGAAAGCGTTATCGTGTTGGCAACCCTAATCACCCATTTCACCATGTGTACCAGAAAGATGGTCATGAAGGTGTCTACATGGCGATGGGTCTAAAATACGCCGATGAGTTAGCCAAAGAAATTAAACGTCGGGTTGAGGATTTATATGATGAAGTTGTTGAAGGGGAGGTGTACATTATTCGCAACAGTGCATGGCCTGAGTGGCAAAAGATTGGTAAAGCAGTTGATGCCAAGGATCGCCTCAAGGGTTACCAGACAGGATCACCTAAGCGTGACTATGAGTTGATTCATGCGGAGTGGTTCTCAGATCGCCATGCGGCAGAGAAAGCAATTCATAAGATGCTAGAGCAACACAAGAGTTGCCATGAGCGTCGAGGTGAGTGGTTTAAGTCCTACGACTCCGTGATTAAGGGGGTAATGCGTGAGTACAAAGAAACGCAAGGGCAAGCCGCCTAAGGGATACGATAGTTGGTTTGAGTATGAGTTGCACATAGGTGCACTTAAGGACTGCAAGTATCACACAGGTCTGGTTCACTACACACAGGAGAAAATATACGAACCAGACTTTGCCATCGGAGACTTCCTGATCGAGGCCAAGGGCCGCTTCAGGGACTCTGAGGAAGCACGAAAGTATGTAGACATACGAAAGAGTTTAATATTTGAGGAGTTAGTGTTTGTGTTTTACCACCCAGACACACCAATGCCAAGAGCGAGGAGACGCAAAGATGGGACTAAATTCACAATGTCTGAATGGGCTGACAAGAACGGCTTTCGGTACTACACTGTCGAAACCATTACTGAACTTCTTAAGGAAGCGGAAGTATGCTAACATTTACCGACGTGTGTGATCGTTTGAAACAACAGGATGAGATCAGTGTACTTGAGGTACTTGAGATCACCTCAGAGGAACTGGTAGATCGTTTTAACGATAAAATAGAATCTAAGATAGATTACTTTATGGAGGACTTAGAAGATGAGTCGTAGATTTGATAGTGTGTTTGAAGATGAAGACGACAAAGCGTACATGACGTTTGAGTTTCGTCACTGCGGTAAAAGTGTCACGATAGACAACAAGTATGACTATGATGTCCAGTGGCGTGAGATTCTGGAAGATGTTGTCAATTGTCTTGAGGGTTCCTATGGTTACTCATTTAAACTTAAGGATGACCTAGGCATCTACACAGGTAAGTCCGATGAGTGACTTAAGTGAGATGGCTAGGAACTATCAGCTTGGTGGTGCCCACTACACGAACAAGGAGATACAGCCTTGGGATGCTATGGAATGTTGGATGACAGAAGAGCAATTCAAGGGATTTATTTTAGGGAATGTTATCAAGTACATGGCACGTTTTCAGGAGAAAGGTGGTAAGTTAGACTTGCAAAAAGCCAAACACTATCTAGACAAACTGATAGAATTGTGGTAAAATAGTAGGTTCGCCCTTGTGCTTTTGCAAGGGCAACCACACAAGAAAAATACTGGAGAAGTGAATGACAAACTACCTAGGGATAACGATTGACAATGAAAGAGATAATCGCCTCAGCGACCAAGCAGTTAAACTTATGGAAGACTACTATATGCTCGACCATGAGCAATCCCCTCAGGAGGCTTTTGCTCGTGCTAGTGTGGCCTACTGTAGCGGTGACCTCGATTTTGCACAGCGTATATACGACTATTGTTCAAAAGGTTGGTTCATGTTTGCGAGCCCTGTCCTCAGCAATGCCCCAGAACCGAATGGAAAGATTAGTGGCTTGCCTATTAGCTGTTTCCTTACTTATGTGGGGGACAATCTTGATAGCCTTATTGAACATAATGGTGAAGTAGCATGGCTTTCCGTAAAGGGCGGCGGTGTGG